GATGCCAAGAACGCCTTTGACCCCTTTGACAATGCCGCTGACCATGCTGTCGACTTTTCCTTTAAGCCAGCCAATCATGGATGAAATACCGTCCCACAGCCCACGAGCGATATTTTTTCCCACATCCATCATGGATGGGATAGCTTTCCCAAGTCCTGTCACAATTGCCGAGATGATTTGTGGAAGCTGATTGACAAGCTGCGGAATGGCTCTGATCAGTCCTGCAGCCAGCTGAATGGTCAACTGCACACCCATTTCAATAATTTTAGGCAGGTTATTTGTTATAAAAGAGATGATTCCATTGATAATCTGCGGTAAAGCATCAATAAGTGTCGGCAGGGAATTTAATATTCCAGTAGCCAGTCCTTGAACGAGCTGAAATGCAGCGTTTAATATCTGATCCATATTGGCAATCAGCGTTTCTACAATCAGAATGATAGCTTGGACAACAGATGGAATAAGCTCGGGCAGAGCTATCCCTATCCCCTCAACCAGTGTGGTTACCAGTAAGATTGCAGCGTCAATCAAAAGTGGAAGATTCTCAATAAGCGCTCCTACTATGGTCATCACCGCATCCACTGCAGCTGGGATCAACTCTGGAAGCAAGCTGAGTAATGTCTCAAGAACCTGACCAAAAAGATCTGTTACAGTACTTAAAAGGACCGGTAACAGTTCAGCAAGTGCCACCAAAATAGCATCCATAGCAGGAGGCAGTGCGGTTACAATATTTTCAATGATTGGCACGATATTCTTCACCACTGATTGAAAGGCATCCACTAGGTTCTCTGTAAGATTTGTCATGTCTGCATTGGCATTTCCAAGCCCTGCTGTAAACGAACCAAGAGCCGCTTGTAAAAGGCCAATGGAACCTGTAACCGTCTCTGTCGACTCACGTGCGAAGTTTCCAGCATATTGCTCTGTGTTTTCAAAGAACATTTGCATGGCTACCTCAGCTTTCTCAGCTTGAGTAGCAGTGGCCCAAGTAAAATCAAGCCCTTTGGCGAGAGCATAAGCTTCTATGTTGGTAGCATTCATAGCTACACCCAGGTTATCCATCATGGTAAAGTTACCCTTTGCAGCACCAGCGACTGAATCAAGAGCAACCTGCATGTCGATTCCCATAACGGATGCCATATCGGCAGCTCGTTGCATGGCCTTTTCCGTCAATTCTAAGCTTTTTTGCTGTTCAAGACCGGAGCCTTGAAACAAGGCTCCCATCTTATTGGCTGTAGCCAGATAATCACTCTGGGATACGCCTAGGTTTTTATAAGCTTCTTCTCCAGTTTTTTGAATAGAAGCTGCATACTCACCAAATACAGCCTCCGAGCCACCAAGGTTCTGTTCCAACTCACCAAACTGCTGAACAACTTCTTTTCCGATTTTAATTGCCGCAGCGCCTGCCGCCACAGCGACAGATCCCATTGCCACACCAATGCCCTTAAGGATTCCACCCATTTTGTCAAATCTGCCACCTGCATCATCTGCAGCTTCGCCAGACCTTTTTAGTTCATCACCTAAATCTTCAGCACTGGCTGCAGAACTCTCAAGTTCTTGCTCCATCTTGTTTAGATCCGCATTGGCATTATTCAGTTGAATCTGCCAGGCTTTAGTTCTTTTATCATTTTCCCCAAAGGACTCAGCAGCGTTTTTCAGTGCAGATTCCAGTGTGCTGATTTTATTTTTCTGGGCATCAATCTCTTTATTTAGAACTTCATTTCTCGCAGTCACTGCTTGTAGCGATTTATCTTGTTTATCAAACTGGGATGTGACCAGGTTCATCTCAGACCCAAGCACCTTGAAGCTTTGGTTGATATCCCTTAATGCGTTCTTAAACTCCCGCTCCCCTTCAATTCCCAACTTGAACCCAAATGAATCTGACAATGTCCTCACCTCCTCCTTCAGGGCATTAAAAAAGACACCTACTTTCGGTATCATCGGAATAAATGGTTGTATTCTGTGTTATTACCTAAGTGATTTCGATATAAGCGTAATAAACATGTTGTTTCATTAGATCCATTCAGGAATCACCTCATCGATGGTATATTCCATTCTTGGCTTTGAGATACCAATAAACTGTTTATGACATTCCCAAAGGTCCATCAAATAGCCAATGGGCATCAGCCACACCTCTTCCTCATTTCTATTAAGATGAGCTGTGCCACAATAGATCAGTCGGGTAAAGAGCTCTTGATCACTTACCCGACTACCTCGTTTTTTGAAGGTGCGCCCTCCACGTTTCTTTTAGTACCTTTCATCATGCTTGCCATAATGGCATTCTTGTAACTAGCCAGATCAAAAGGTGTGGTGAGAAGCTCCACTTCCTCTTCTGTAATCAGCTCTCTTTTATTATCCTTATTTCTGATGTTATGAATCTGAATTGACTGATTCGCAAGAAGCGTAATGAGCCAGACTATCTCATCCAGTGCGAGTTCAAAGTTCTCACTTTTCATCAGCTTTTCACCCAGGTTTTCAAGCCCGCCATACCGCCCCGCAATTTCCTTTGTAGCCTTTGTAGTGAGTATCATTTTAAACTCAGTCCCGCCAATTTCGATGGTGGTACTTCTTTCATCAGCAACTTCATCTACTTTCAACTTTTCATCTGTCATAATCATTTACCTCCCATTAAGATACCGTAACGGTGGCTACAGTTGTCGTTACATCACTGGCTCCAACAAGGCTAAGCACACAGTAATAGTAATAGGTATCGGCCAATAGATCTGTAGGGATATCAAAGCTGGCAGAAGTTTCACCATTAATGACTGTACCTCCAGTTGCACTATCAATCGTATTCTCATACCACTGATAAGTTACAGGATCACTGGTGTTGGACTCCGCTACTACAGAAAGGCTTCCTGTGATGCTACCTGCTGTGACTTCCGTCAATCCTGCAGGTTGAGTAGTAACTGTAATAGTCGGTGTCACTGCTGTGAAGTCTGGTTCATAAACTGATGTGAACCAACTTGAAATTGTAGACGGCGCTACCCCATTATCACCTTCAGTGACTTCTGCTTTCCAAGGATGCTTATTCTCTCCGTCCAGTTTATTTCGTCTGAATACCGTTCCTTCTATGGTGGGACTGCTAAAAGTAATGGAGTCACCTTTGGTTGCAAGGCTTGTGGCAGGAACAGAGAAGATAACCCTGTAAAGCCAAAAATATCTGTATTTTCCGTTGGCCTTCTTGGCACGAAACCCTATGGCCACAGGACTTCCGCCATCTTCACTCCTTGATACCACCACATTGTTGCTGTCGATTTTGCATCCGGTCAAATCCTGTGCCACCAAGGACCCAATGTCATCTATCCCTAAAGTCAGTGCTCCGCTTTTGAACTCCTTCACAACTTCAGATGCCCCGTCATCCGCATAAAGGATTGCTTCAATCAGCTCCACACTCAGCTCGGCTGTCATGGCTTTCGCCAGGACTTTTGGAGTTCCATAGGTTTCTATGCCATTTTGATCTTCAGTGATCTTGGCGTAATATAAACTGTCCAATCCGATTGTTGCCATCTAATCTTCCTCCGTTTCATATTCTTTCATTACGTCAATGGCGTAATGATGAAATTTTGTATCGTTCTCGTAGCCCACATACTGCCTGTCTGTTATGGTCATACCTCCTGCTTGCAGGGCCTTTGTCAGCTCCTTTTTTCGCTTGTTGTAGTTCTTCTTTATGAAAAGGGACAACCTGGCTTCTGATACGATCATATAGCTTTGATTATCTGCAAAAAGATCAAGCCTGTCTGACATAGGTGTGATGACCAAGTATTCCTCCGGCGGTGTATCTGAGAACACACCGGTCTCCACAGGAATGTTGAGGGGCGTTAGTATGTGGTTTATATCTGCAAGTAAACTCATAGTTTTTCAATCTCCTTATCCAGAGCACTTTTCATTGCTTCCATACAATCCTTTTTAGATGCTCTTTTTGAGGGCTTGAGCCATGGCTTTGGCGGTTGACCGGACTTACCATACTCGATAACCGCAGCCTTTAGTGCATTGGATACACCTTTACTGTCTTTGGTTGTCGGAATACCAACACGAAGCGTCCAATCCCCTTTATAGTTCTGCACCGGCTTTGAGGTTTCAAGAGAGGCTAGTAGCTCACCCGTTGACTGGGATGGTTCCTTTGTTCCCTGACCAATGCGAAGGGCTAGGTTGCTTTTCGCCTTCTTGATGGCTGGCTCTGCACCTTCTTGAAGGACCCTCGGTACAATATCATCAAACTTGTTATTTAGCTTTGAGAGCTTATTGATAAAATTTTCTGGCATCTTGAATGTTGCTTTTGCCATACACATCACCCCTTTGAACCTGTCACTTTTTCTGCCAGCACCTCCACATACATGCCCTTTTCTCTGATATCTTCCACGCTCAGAACATTGTACTTTTCCCCCTTACACATCAGTACATGAGTCGTACTGATTTCAATAGAAGGGGGCTTGCGAAACCTAAACAGGGCGGTGGCAGTTGTAAAACTTGCCCTGTTTTTCCAGGCTTCATTACCATGTCTGTTTTCTTTATAGGCTCTGGTTTTTAGTAGAAGGACTTCTTCTTTTGTCACGAAGCCTTCTTCATCTTTTATGGAACTGGTGCTATAGATTTCAATAAAGGTCTGCATCATTCCAAAACTCATATGACCACATCCCTATTCATGCGAAGAAGCATGTTCACCACACGCCACACCTGCTCACTGGCATCCACCTTATCCTGAAAAAAACCGCCAGTGCTACCATCTCGACTTTCGTAAAAGTGGGATGATAGCATGATGACAGCCTGTTCTGTGGTAGGATCCATGGGATTTATCTCATAGAATCCCGATACTTTTTTCTGATAGCCTTCTGCATAAGAGGTGGCGGCGGTGATGTAGCCTGCTATGAGTTCATCGTCCTCATTATGATCAAGTATCAGATTCTTTTTCACTTTCTCAAGTAAAGCTGACATCACCGTCTACCCCCTTCCCTATTCTGATGCCATAAGTCCTGCCGCTTTAAGCTTTGCAAGAAGTGCATTAAAATCAGAAACCAATGCCGGCACATCAGCTGCGGTGCTTTCTGCCTGAAGGGCAGAGGGTTTAACCTCCACCCCATCAAAAGTAAGCTTCCCTTCAGCGGTGATTAAAAGCTCGCCACCGATAACCGTTTTTTCTCCACCCTGCTCGGTATAGTTCTTAACATTACTCATAGAGCATCACCTACGCTTTCTGCTGAAGAACCTTGATGGCTTCAGCAAGAATCAGTTTCCCATCCACTCTCTGGCTTGCCTTAAATCCTACCTGACCAGTGGCTGCAAAGAGCTCATTAAGTCTCTGGAAGGAACGACCTTGTCTGTCGGCTACCCAGTAGTACCCAAAATCACCGAAGGCGATGGACTTGGCTCCTGCTGCAATGGTTGGTACATAGGCAGAAGTCTTTACAGGTCGATTCAAGATGGTGTCAG